TTACAACGCTTTCCATTCCAAGGGACTGGTCCGAGTTCTGATCGACAAGTCAAGATACCATCGTTCTCGTGAGAGAAAAGTGGGATCCTATAACGAGTCGAACAGGTGCCTCTAACCCGTAAGATTGCGGGTTTCAAGGTGCTATCTGCGAAACCTGAGTCAGGAAACGGAGTACGCCGAATGGCCAGCCTCATAAGCTGGTTGTGAAGCGTCATACGTTCTGACTCGGTTTGTAGAAGCGTTCTAAGGTAGATAGGTGTGCACGGTAGTGAATCGAAGAAATGCTCACCGCACGACTCCCGAAAGGGGGACGCAAAGTGAGTCTTCTTCATGTTCATCGTGAACCCACAAAAGTCGAAAACCTCAGTTAATAGAGGAACGACCGTAGTGGGCACGATGATATCATCACCGTACACATCTGGACGATATCCGTTCTCCATGTATTCACAACAAGCTATTGACAAACTCCAAAATAGGAGAGTCTCTAGCTCAAAGGTGAAGCCATTTCCCATGCTGCTAAATTTAGCAAGCCGACGGGTTTCCCCGGAAGCCATGGTAATGACAGGAGAGCGAAGCTTATCTAAGACGAGATACCATTCTAACGGTAGCAAGTCACGGATAAGAGCTTCAGATATCGTATCAGACGCGGCGCTAAGATCGACCGTAGCAAGATCTTTCGAAAAAGCTACAGCTGCAGCTCGCTGGTTACGGGTTTGATCACGAAGATCAATCCCCACCCTTCGGAGTTTAGACCTGATAAACAGGCCCATGCCTCCTTGAAGAAAGGTGTTACCAGTAGGCTCGATCGCAATATTGCGATCGGTCTTAGCGTTCTTCGGCACAGTACTGTGACGGCATCCCGGAACGATACGGAATTCGCTCCTTAACAAGGATACCGGCCCTTCTGCGGGGATACCACGAGCATGCAACCAGTGAAGGTCGCAGCCCATGGCAGCCCGCATAAAAGGGACCGAAGATGCTGTAATGCTAATTTGCTCTTCACAGAGCTTATGAGCGAGGTTCACCTGACCCGTGAGGGAATAGGTGGCCCCTGGACCCCACTTACACAGTTCGAGCCAACCATGATGGTACTCGCCCAATACGTTTGCAATTTTTCGTTGTGCGATCGACATGATCGCACTGACGGCCCCGAGTGGGGGCGCAAGCGAAAGGCGAATATTAGTTAGGCGGCATGCCTCCTCGGCTTCGTTAAAAGCGAGAAGGGCACGAGATTTCGTATCAAACCCCAGAGAAAACCCTGGAAACTTTGATAGGAATTCGACGACAAGGTAGTCGTCGCGAAATCTCGATGCTTCTGTGTAAGACTCTGGTGCGATGGCCATGTTAACCAATTGTTCATATTCTGAATATTGGAAACGCAACCAGGCACCCAGAGAGACCGGTGTATCAATATGCTTACAGAGGGCGTAGAAAACGTCCTCAACCAACTGAAAATTTGGTGTAGGCATGTTATTCTCCATGTTAAGGGAAGGAAGAAGGAGTGTTACGACCAGAAACGGCGGAACAACTCCTGAAGTTCTGTGATAAATTGATTTAAAATATCAATTATCTCAGTAAACATTCTTCAGATCCAAAACAAGTGCTTCAATAACAGCATGATCAGCCAAGTTTTGGCAAAAAGCCAAAAGGTCAGCACGATCTTCTGTAGAGGAGCGCGGAGAGATGATAAACTCGGTATTGGCTCGGTTATAGTAAGCTACTGCAGGAGCGGGTTCATACCCGCTTGCATTAACTCCTGTAGCCGACTCGAGTACGGGCAGGGCGATGTTCACCTTAACACGAATAGTTCCGTTTCCGGACTTTCGGCTCGACAAAGAGATCTCTGGGAAACCCAGAGGAACTCCTGTCGAAGTTTCGGCGTATGTCGCAACCTGATTCGCATCGATGCCAATAGGTTCAAACGTTTTTGCAACTGGGGTTGATTCCCCGTTGTTGATGGTAATGTCAGCTATAGCTGGCATAGGTGGTACCTCACAATGGAAGTGTTAAAGGTTAAAGCAGCACGCCCCAGGATTGGGCTTACCCTTCAAGCTAGACAGACGGATTAATGTCCGAATAGACCTTGATAGAGTAATGCGGCTGCCGCGCCGATACGGTGATATCCAAGACTAGGAAGTCTGGTTCGCGGAGTTGGAATTTTGGGTGGCATCCCAGGGGTTCGGATCAGCGTTTTAAGCTGAGACTTACCTTTGAGATGATACTCATATCCGTTTCCGAAAACACCAGGGGCATCTCGATCGAGAGTCCCATTGGTGACATCAAGCCGTGTCGTTGTGGTATAATAGTGATCTATGTAGCTCATGTATCTTCTACGAGCTTCTAGTGACGCTAAATACCCACCAACATCAACGAACCAGTCGACAACGAACGAATAAGGCAGGGTCTCGTATGCTATACGAGCCGGATCTAACGAAGTGAGCCGATTAAGGTCATCACTAGGTGGGATCCGGAGTCTCCCGCCTATTTCAAGACGTTTCGTCTGGGTACAGTCCATCTTAGTATTGTAATACCAAGACGTATCTGTAGACGTATTCTGTGCCGTCGAAGTTCTCGAACGGATATATCTAAACGAAACAAGGTTTCTTGCTTCGTACGTCGCAAGCCCATGAAGGGTTTGTAACGTTGGAACAACTCCATAGATATATTCAAGGTATTTTCCACTGATCAGGTTGTGCGGATTCAAGTTAGCCTCTAGCCGTAAGTTCTTAAAAGATTTACGGAAGGTTGTCATGAACCGAACAGTTTGCCTGACCATACGCGTTGTCTGGTGACCTTCAAGAAGGTCTTGAGCCAGATTTAACGTAGTGTCATTTACCTTGTCCCAGAATTTATAGTAGCATTTATCAAATATCTCAGGATTATAAGAAGGATCCACCCAAGCGGTGGCAGAGAGTTTGTCCCCGATATAATTCGGGAAGGTGCGCTTAGGCCATAAGACCCAAGACGCGACACTGGGGTTCCAACCCCACGCCCACTCTATAGTCGGCCCACAAAGGGCCTCCTCTTCTTTCTTGATATATTGAAACGCAGTCGGTTCCTCCTTTAACGGATCATACCCATCAACAGTGATACTAAAATCATTCCATAGTATTTGTTTGAGGGCTGGGGTCAGATAATAAGGAGCGTCCTGCGGCTTTTTCTGAAACAAACAAGTTTCAGCATCAGTTTTGCTACTAGTCTCATTGCGTATTGCCATAAAAGGCCTCCAATTTATAATTAGAGAGCCGTTTGACAGCTCTACGAGTTGATCAGACGGACCTCCGCAGAAATGCGGG